GTAATTGAGAAGTGGATCAGGACTGACCCGAAGAATTGTAAGTATGTCCTCAAAATGGATATTCGCCATTTCTTTGATTCCATCCCACACGATCGTTTGAAAGCCAAGTTGAAGAAGACCATTCATGACGAGAAGATGTTGGAGCTATTATTCCGCATTATCGATGTTACAGAGGTTGGTATTCCACTTGGCTTTTATACTTCTCAATGGCTTTCCAACTGGTATTTGCAGGGTTTAGATCATTTCATCAAGGAGCAGCTCTGTGCCGTGCACTATATGCGCTACATGGACGATATGGTCATTTTCGGAAGCAACAAGAGGGTTTTGCACCGCATGAGACAAGCAATTTCCGATTATTTGGAAATGGAGCTTGGTTTAGAACTTAAAGCGAATTGGCAAGTCTTTCGCTTTTCCTATGGCAACAACCAGGGGCGTGACCTGGACTTCATGGGCTTTCGCTTTTATCGTAATCGAACGATTCTTCGAAAATCCATTATGTACAAGGCCACGAGAAAAGCTCGCAAAATCTCCAAAAAGGAGAAAGCAACCATACTTGATGCTCGTCAAATGTTGTCTTATCTTGGGTGGATCGACTGCACCGATACCTATTTGATGTATCAGAAGTGGATAAAACCATGTGTCAGCTTTCAGCAATTGAAGCGAAAGGTTTCACGATATGACAAATACGATGAGAAGCGGATATATCAAAAACTCGTCAGTCTTTACACTGCGAAAGGAGGAAAGTCGCATGGAGTTGAATTACAAGTACGCCGAGAGCACAGTCCAGCCAACTGCACTTGAGGTTACTGTTGGAACCGTATATCTCCGCAAGGACATTACGAGTATTGTACGAATTTCCGAACAGGGCGATAAAACCACTTACTGGACTTATCAGGAAGCGGCGCTGACCCCTCGGGAGTTCAATGAATACACCAATCTGCTTATGGCTGAAAACGCCATTAAAGGCACGAATGATTCAGACAACATTGTTCAGCTCATGGCAGGTCAGGAAATTGGTGATTCCCAGCAGCTTGCTATCATGGAAGCAATTGCTGATCTGTATGATGCCGTCGCAGCAATGATTCCTTAATGAGGAGGTAGCAAAAATGGTCAATCTTTACGCCACGCTTATCATCAATAAGCGTAGAACCTTCGACCAGGTGCCTGAAAAATTTAAGGCAGATGTCGAGGCAAAATTGTTAGAATATGGCTACGATACCAACGGCGATCCTATCGCTGAGAAGGAGTAACCATGTTTTATATTTTATCCAAAATTTTAATAGGAGGTAACAACATGGTAGCACTGTATGTCGCACTCATCATTGCAGGTCGTCGAACCTTTAATCAGGTTCCGGCAAAGTTCAAGGCTGCTGTCAAGGCTGATCTGGAAGCTCTCGGTCTTGACGAAAATGGTAATCCTGTGGATTAACCGAAATTGGCAGGGAGTCTGCTTTGCAGTGGACTCCCTCGCCTAATTAAAAGAGGTTTGGGGTGATATTTCCTACAAGCTTCTTATTTCATTTATGACTTCAAGGAGGATGATACATGGAAATGGAACCCTGGCTGCAAACGCTATTAACCATTTTAGGGACGATACTTGCTTCTTCTGGATTTTGGGCATACATCCAGGAACGAAGCAAACGAAAAGCTGCTGAAAATAAGCAGAACAATCTTGAAACGCAAATGCTCATTGGTCTGGCTCATGATCGCATTATCTATCTCGGCATGGTCTACATTGAGAGAGGTTACATTACACAGGACGAGTACGAAAATCTGTACGAATACTTGTACAAGCCTTATGAAAAATTAGGCGGTAACGGTTCGGCTAAGCGAATCATGACAGAAGTCGACCAACTTGCGATTCATAAATCAACTTACAATGCTTGAATTGGAGGTGAGATTATGAGTTATTCTGTTTCTGGCACAATGATTACTTTGACTCGGGGTGATACTTTTTCGGCGCTTATTACGATTACTGATCTAAATGACAATCAGTATATTCCCATGAATGGTGATCGTATTCGATTTGCCATGAAGAATGACTATAATGATGAAACTCCTCTTCTTATCAAGGAGATTCCGATTGACACGATGATCTTGACCCTCAATCCGGAAGATACAAAACATCTTCCCTTCGGAAAGTACGTCTACGACATTGAATTAACGAAGGCCACAGGAGAAGTTGATACTTTCATCACAAAAGCAATTCTTAAGCTAACGGAAGAGGTGCATTGACATGAGTAGCATAAAAGCGTTTGAGTGCCTTACTGGTCATATCTCTGGACTATGCACATTATCTGGTAAATTAACTTGCTTTGGAAGTTTGTCTGGCAAGCTGTCTGCTGTGATAGATTTTAATGCTTATTCTGGAGAATATGAAGTGGTGCCGAACGCTTTTAACACTCAGGTCTTGCCAACAGCCAATAAAGTGCTTAAGAAAGATATTGTTGTTCAAAAAGTCCCATATTTCGAAACCAGTAACAACTATGATGGGGTTACGGTTTATATTGCAGAGGAGGTTAATCAAAATGCCTAACCAAAACGTTAATAAGGTTATTTATGGCGGTCGTGTTCTCATCGACCTTACTGGCGACACCGTAGACCCCAGTAAACTTCTCAAAGGATCTAAAGCTCACGACAAGAGTGGAGCTCAAATTGAAGGTGCTTGCACATTTGATGTTGATTCTACGGATGCCACCGCTGTCGCTGCTGAAATCTTGTTTGGAAAGACTGCGTATGTAAGTGGCAATAAACTAACTGGCACAATGAAAAACAATGGTGCCGTTTCTAAGAAGATCACCACCAGAGACGAGGAAGTTACAATTCCTCAGGGTTTCCACGATGGCAGCGGTAAAGTGGGAATCGACGCAACTGAAAAAGGCAAGCTGATTGCCAACAATATTCGAGAGGGTGTAACTATCCTCGGCGTTGAGGGTACAATGTCCGGCTCGGAAAACATGAAACCACAGGCTAAGACAGTTACACCGTCCACCGCGAAGCAGACGATTCTGCCTGATACAGAGTATAACTGTTTGTCTCAGGTAGAAGTTGAAGCTATTCCTTATGTGGAAGCAGATAATCCTGCTGGAGGAGTGACGGTAACGATTGCGGGGTGAGAGTAAATGGCTGTAAATAAGGTCGTTTACAATCGCCGGACACTAATCGATCTGACCGCCGATACCGTCAGCAAAGAAACTCTTAAAAAGGGATTTACAGCTCATCAAGCCGATGGTACAATGATTACCGGTGAGTTTATTGGCGATGATTACGATGAAATCGACCGAATTCTTACAGCCGGTTTAACGGATGGCTATAAACATTTTTCGGACGATGGTACAATCATCAGCACAATCGATTCACAGGGTCGAACACTGGTTAAGACTTTTTCAAATGACTTTTTGATCTGTATCACGGTTCTAACTGATCCGGACGGGAATGAACTTGGTCGTACTGTAAGGTCTTTTTCTGACAATAGCAGCACGATTATTACTACCGACTCTAAAGGACAGAAGCTTGTTAAGAAGTTTTCGAATAACATGCTTAACATGGAAGCGGTTCTTACGGATGCTGCTGGTAAGGAGCTTGCCCGTCTTACAAAGGTCTTTTCCGCAGATGGGAAGGACATCACTTCGACCGTGGTTTATGGGAAATAAGATGCAATTTGAAGCCGTTGCGTGTAGGTTATTTCTGCATTATTCCTACACTTTGGCTCAAAAAGCCAGTAATTACGGGATATTTTGCTTCAATAATATTATTACAAACAGGGCAAACATAAAATTTTGATCGCAATATATTGGACGATATATTTTTATTGATAACGGTATTGCCTGTCATCAGTTCCATCACTGAAACAGAAAGTGCGTTGGCAAGTGGTTCAATCAAACTTATGTCGGGTAATCCTTTTGCGGTTTCCCATTTAGATACTGCCTTACTGCTCACACCGAGTACGTCTGCAAGTTCTGTTTGGGTAAGCCCTTTTTTCTCTCGTAAGGTTTTTATTGTTATACCGGTTACGTAGGTATCCATTTATGTCACACTCCTTTATGAAATCATTATATAAATATCACAACCTACGCTGCGTTGAAAAGCACCCTGCCGAGACCGACAGGGTGTTGAAAAAGACATCTTTAATTATCCGTTTTATAAATCTTCTTTTACGCTTTGTTGCTTTTGTTTTAGCATTTTGTTAAGCTTATCCGTATTCCTTTTGATAATGGAATAAATGATCGCCCAAATAACGATATAGCCTACAACAAAAACTGCTGAGAAGACTATAATCGGTAGTGTACCAAAGTCAAGCCAATCGTTGAGCAGATAGGTGACGAGGTAGCTGATATATAAAATGCCACCGTGAATCAAAATATCAACCATCAAAGGCAACCGTTCGATTTGATAAATAGCATTCATACCGCCTGCAATAAAGGCAAGTGCAGTGATTGAAAATATTCCAATGCAGACCTGATTTACAGACAGCGTTTCAATAGCGGAAGCCTGTTGCAATATCAGATATACGAAAGCCAAAACAATCGGACCAATACCGGCAGCAATCAAGCCACGACGCAAAAATTCTAAAACAAATTTCTTCATATTCCTTCGTACCTCCTTTTGATTTCCGCAAAACAACGTCGGGAAACATATTCCCGATAACCGCACCGAAACACGGCATCCACACCGCCGCTGAACACCGCATCAAATCGTGCAATACAGTGTTCATTGGCAAGGGTAGATTTGTTAATGCGGATGAAATAAGAGGGCAAAATATCCTCCAAATCACGAAGCCTGTCTTTGAGCGAATAATGATTGCCTTTGGTGTCAATGGCAATCACTTTTCTGTCAATTATGGTAACACATTCGATTTCCTGAAATGTGAGTTTCCGCATCTCGTCATCACTGTATCCCATAATACTGTCCGCACCGGAATAACCACAGACAAGATCTTCGATCTGCTGTGTAAGAGAAGATGGCGCATGAACGATCGCTATGATCTCTTCGTCTGCATTTTTGTCGATAATAAGCTTGTATTTCATCTTCAAAATCCTTACTGTTTTTTCATTTGCCTGAGGAAGCAGAACGCAGCAATCGCCGTTATTACTACGCTATACAGAATAATCGGCAGGATATGTGAAACTGCGCCCTCAAAATTCCCGTTAAACAACGCTTTTTCTAATTCTGCGGCGTGAACAAACGGAAGTGCATTTGCAATTCTTTTGAAAGCACCGCCTACAAGATTCAAATCAAACCAAACGCCCGAAAACCAAGCGGAAAGATTGGTAAGTAGTGCTCCACAAATGCCGCCAACCTGCTTCACACCCAAAACGCTACCGCACAAAAGTCCGAGTGCAATATTAAAAATTGCCATGGGGATAATGCCAATAACGGAATAAATAATGTTTACACTAACTTCGAGTCCTAAAGGAATCGCAAACAAATAGCAGATTATGGTCTGTCCGATTGCTATAGGCAGGATTGGGAGCATATATCCTAAGATAAAGTCAATTCCCGTGAGTGGTGTCGTATACAATCTCTA